ATGAGCATCACCATCACGCCCACCGCCAGCGGCGCCTATTGGCAGGACGCCGCTGGCAACGAATACGTGCGCCTGGATGTCATGCGGCAACAGATGAAGACCCAGGACACCATTGCCAAGGCGGACCGCGAAAACGCGCAGGTGGCCATCAAGCAAGCCCGCATTGACGCTGCGTGGGAGAAGCAGCGCGGCGACCGCTACCGCGCGCGTGCGCTGGCGCTGATGAAGCAGGCGCGCAGGTGGCGGGCCGTCATTGCGAACGAGCGCGGCATCAGGGCGATGCAGAGGGACATCACCAGAGGCCACATGGACCGCGCCGAGAAGGCGGAACGCGAACGCGCCACCGCGGACCGGCTCCGCCTGGAAGCGCTGCAGGAGGTGGAGCGGTTGAAGGCGTTCGCGCGGCAGGTTGAGTCCATCATGGACAGCATCTGCGGGGCGCAGGCGTTCAACTTCAGCGAGCACGCGTATCCGCTTCGCGCTGCGCTGGATGCGGCAGGGTTCCCCGGCAGGGGATACGAAGAGGCGCGCGCCGGGCTCGGCACGTTGATTGAGAACGTCAAGGCCCTGGAGCTTGACAACGAGCGACTGCGGGCGCGGGTGGCGGAACTGGAACCGCGTCCGGCGCAGGTGCAGGGCTGCGGTGGGCCTGACCCGGGGGCGATCACATGAGGCGCATCCTGTTCCTGTGGCTCAACCTGGGTTGGCCTCTTCACGCCGCCATCCGCTACGTGCTGGTCAGCGCATGGCGCCGCCGCACACCAGAGCCGGAGCCCATTGGCCCCGCGCCTGGGTGGCGCATCTTCCGCACGCGCTGCACCCACTGCGGTGATGAGTGCCAGAACATTGAGCGCGTGGAGCCGGCAGTGGTGCGCACCGCGTGGCAGTGCGGTCGCTGCTGGAAGATGACCGCGCGGGAAATCCGCTGACACGCTGGCAACGCCGCCCCGGGACCAGCACACCCTGAGGATGCACCCACAGCTCGCTAAAGCGCTGAACAACCGGAACGAACGCTGGCGGCCGCTGCCGCTGTGGCTCCTTCCGCATAGCCTGCCCACCGCGCGCGACCCCGCCCACATCCTGGAGGTGGTGGCAGCGCTGCAGCCGGAAGCATCCCCACGGTACGCGCCGCTCGGGACGCTGACCTACTGCAACATCTTCCTGTGGGACTTCACGTGCGCCATGGGTGCGGAGGTGCCGCACTGGGTGGATGCCGCGGATGCCCCCGCGCAGCCTGGCCGGCTCGCCCGCGAAACCCGCGCCAACGAGCTGGTGCGCGCCATGCGAAGGCCTGAGGGTGCCTGGGGGTACACGCGGGTGGACCGCGCCACCGCCGCCGCGCATGCATCGGCAGGCCGCCCGGTGGTTGCCGGCTGGGTGAATGAGCTTGGCCCCGGCCACGTGGGCGTGGTGCTCCCGGGGAACACCGCGGACCAGCTGCGCATTGCCCAGGCTGGCGCCCGGTGCGCGCGGGACATGTCCATGGCTGAGGGCTTCGGCCAGCGCCCGGTGCAGTTCTTCTCCCACCCGTGAACCACCCCGGCACGTGACGCGGTGGCGCGGTTTTCCGCTTCCAGCGCCGCCCCGGGACACGCACTCCATCCGCGGAGGGCACCCCGCATGAACACCCCAGACCTCACCGCTTCCGACGTGGCGGCCCGCCACAGCATCAGCCGAGCACTGGCCTACCGCCTGATGCTGGAGGTGGCGCGCGCACGTGGACGGGCGCCCGGTTGCCGTGCTGCCCTGCGCCTGCCGCTGGACGTCTGGGAAGCGGCCTGGGAGGCGTACCAATGCCAGGGCGAGACCGGCTGTATCTCCGAGGGCGCATCTGGTGGACGCGTGTCTACGACGCCCACGGGCAGGCGCAGCGCGTCTCCACGCACTGCACGGACAAGGCCGCAGCTGCGATTGTTGCCCGGCGGCTCGAACGGGAAGCCGCGAATCCGCATCACGCAGCCCAGGCGCAAGCCCGCCTGACCGATGCGCTGGATGCCGTCATTGCGCTGAAGGAAGAGGAGGTGGGCGCGAGTAAGCGCCGGCCCGCCACCCTCACCTTCTACCGCTCCAAGGCGGGCCACCTGGTACGTCTGTTGGACGTGCCCATGCGCGCGCTCACCCCCGCCGCGGTGGACGCCTACGTGTCCCAGCGTCGCAGCGAGGATGCGCGGGACACCACCATCCAAAAGGAGCTGGTGGTGCTCTCCCAGGCGCTGCAACTGGCCAAGCGCCGGGGCCTGTGGGTGGGCGACCTGGCCGCGGTGATGCCGCCGTCCCTGGCGGGCGACTACCAGCCCCGGGACCGATGGCTGCGCCCATGGGAGCTGCGCGCCCTGCTGGAACAGCTGACCCCGGACCGGGCCGCGCGGGTGGCGTTTGCCGTGGCCACCTCCGCCAACTGGAGCGAGACGGATGCGGCGCAGCGCGGGGACGTGGGCGCCACGCTGGTCCAGGTCCGCGGGCACAAGCGCGTCACCCGCATGCGGCAGGTGCCGGTGGTGATGCCATGGCAACGGGACCTGTTGGCGTTCACCGCCAAGCACGCGGCCGGCGTGGAGGGCGCGCTGTTCCTGCCCTGGCAGAACGTGAACCGGGACCTGCGGGCCGCCTGCGCGCGCGCCACCGAGGCAACCGGGCACCCCGTGGCACCGGTGAGCACCAACGACCTGCGGCGCACGTTCGGAATGTGGGGGCGCCTGTCCGGCCAGCCGCTGGAGTACCTGGCGCCGATGATGGGCCACGCCACGACCACCATGCTGCAGCGCGTGTACGGGCGCCTGACTGCGGATCACCTCGCAGTCTTGGCCACAGAGTGTGACGCCGGTGTGCCGGAGAGGTTGGACACGGTGGACAGGATGGACAGCGCGGCCGGCGGGGCAAATGAAAAACCCCCGGTGTTTCCGGGGGTTTCGGGTGTTCTGTTGGGGCGAATGACGGGGTTCGAACCCGCGACCCGAGGAATCACAATCCTCAGAATGGAAGGCGTTTCACCGCGTGCAGACGCGGAGAAGACGCACCTGATGCTGTGCATTGTGACGCCGGTGTGCCGCGACGCAGGGTGAGCGCGTCACGCTCCGGCCAGCTGGAACAGGGCCACGCTCCCCGGCTCATGCGGCAGGCGGAGCGCCTTCCGGTCACGCACCAAGGCTTGCAGCGTGCGGTCCAGGTCGGCGTTGGTGGAGCGGATTCCCATGGCGGTGGCCAGCTGCTTCCGGCTCATGGGCCCGGTGGCGAGCAGGGAGAGGACGCTGGCGCGGTAGTCGGTGGGGGCGCTGGTCACTGCACGGCCCAGCTGCGCATGAACTCCATGGACTCCTGGATGTCCAGGTCCGCGGCAACCTCACTCCAGCACAGCCCGGTCCGGCACAGGCTCTGCGTCCGAACCTCCCAGAGCCACGCCTTCTGGCCGTGGCGCACCACCTGGTAGCGGGACCAGCGCACCTGGGTGGCGGGCAGCATGTCGGCCGGCGTGGGCTCTGGGAACGCCTTGGGTGCCAGGACCACCATGCGCACCACGCGGAGCCACTCGCGCCAGCGCGTGCGGGAGGACGTGCGGAGCGGCTCCCCGGGAGCCTTGCGGTGCATGCCGGTGCTCATGGCTTGCTGTCGCCCGGGCTGCGGCCTTCATCCACTTCCGGGTGCAGCCAGTCCCAGACGCCGAGCACGCACAGCGCCAGCCAGAAGAAGAAGGCCAGCACGTAGCAGCCGGCCATGTAGATGCGGCGCTTCATTGGCCCGCCCCCAGGGTCTCCAGCTTCTGCAGCGTGAAGCGAAGCAGCCACGCCGTGGCGTCCCGCTTGTGCGGGCTCAAGGCGCGCCTCTCCGGACAGGTGCCGCTCCAGGGTGCCCGTGAGCTCGTCCCGCTCCCTCTCAAGGAACTGTCTGCTGTGCTTGCTGGCGTGACGCTCCGGCTCCCGCGTCCCACCCGGATGCGTCCTTCACGGTGACCCGGCTTGGCCTTGGGTTTCGCTCTCATGGGCGGATGACGCTTCACCCGGTGCGGCGAATCCAGAGCGTACTGCTACCGGCCCATCTTCGGGCCCGGCCGGCCGTACCCGCGGCGTGCGCGTCCCATGCTGCGCCCCACCCGCACGGTGCTCACGGTGCCCGACGTGCCTGTCCCTGCCACCGTGTCCCCGGTAAGCGTGATGGCGCCCGCAGCCACAACCGTTGTGTTGCCGACACCCGCCACGGTGTCCGACGCCAGCGTGATGGCGCCCGTTCCGTTGATGGTGGGTGGCGCCGCAGTGCCGAAGAAGAAGTCCCGCAGCGCATCCGCGTTGGCGTTGTCCGCGTCACCCGGTGCAGGGGATGGGCGGACATTCCCAGGCCGCGGCCAGCGCGAGCCAATCCCACGCCCCTTGCCGCCGCTCGACATGTCACGTCACCAGCACCACCAGACCGCCGCTGGTGCGGGCTGGGCAGGAGTCGGGCGGAGGGTCGGTCTGGTCCGGGGTCGTGTCCTCAGCGCCCAGCAGGCGCGCCGCAGCGCACTCCCCGGTGGCGGCCTGGAAGCACGGGCACTCCTCGCAGCGCGTGGGCATCAGCACGGGTCACCCCTGGGTGAAGACGATGGCGCCGGAAACCGTGACGGCGGTGGTGGCAGTGGGCAGCCACACCAGGAACGGGACGGTGTTGTCGTACAGGCGCGGGAAGCCGCTGGTGATGGCATCCACCGCGTTGCCGGTGTTGGCGATGGGCAGCTCCAGCTCAGCGATGAAGCGGTAGCAAACCAGGTGGATGGCGCCGCCGCCGTAGGACGTACCCAGCGTGATGCCGCCACCGCTGGCTGCGGTGATGGCGCGGATGCCGGTGTCGCCCGAGGCAAGCTGGAACGGGACGAACGTGCCCGCCACTGCGGTCGCGGGGAATGACGTGATGGTGGCGACGTTGCCGGTGTTCCCGGATTGGTCCGTGTAGTTGAGCGTGGTGTTTGCGATGGCACCCGCGTTGGTGGTGGCCGTGCTCACCTCAATGGCGCACATGACGCCCACGCCGTTGGTGCTGCCGTCCACATCACGCGCCGGCCACGTGGGCGTGGTGATGGCCTGCAGCGTCGTCGTTGCGACGGCAATGCCGCTGTTGTGCCACAGGCGGTCGTAGAGGAACACGCGGCCCGCCACCGACGCTGCAGCGGAGAAGCGCGCCAAGTACGTGTTGCCGCTCACCGGGTTGGTGAAGGGCACCTGCCCTGCATATGTTGTCAACGCCGCGCCGTTGATTCCGGGGCTAGGGGCCGCAGCCGCGCCCGGTGCGCCGGTGGTGTAGAAGAACGAATGCCGCACGCCCACCGCCTCCATGATGGCGCCCACCTTCAGCACCTCCAGCGGCGGACGCATGCCAGCCACAACGCCATCCAGCGATGTGATGGCGGCCAGCGCGGTGAGCGGGGCGAGGAGTGCGAACAGCGCGAGGGTGATGCGGGTGCGTGGGGTCATGGGTTTCCTTCCGTGATGGTGAGGGACGTGATTTGCACGGGTTGGCCGGTGACGATGCTGGTGGTGCTCAGCGTGATTTCCCCGCCGCCACCCGTGGCGGTCACGGAGAAGTCGCCCACGAACGTCCCGGCGGAATCCGTGACGCGGCACCACACAGCGGTACCCGTTGCGTTGGCGGATGCGTCCTGCGTGAACGCGGAGAACGTGAGCACCCCGCTGGCCACGGCCCCGCACGGGTCCGAACACGTGACCTCCGCCAGCAGTGTGGTTGCCGTCCCGCCGGTGGCAGGCCGTGAGCCTGTGTAGAACCGGAACACGCCGGGGCCCGCGCCACCATCAATGGCGTCTCTGAGGGCTGTCATGCGTGCGTTGCGAACGGTGCTGCTGAGTCCGGGCATGGTGTCCTCAGATGGTGATGGTGGGCGCGGGGTTGTCGTGAATCTGGTGGATGCCGTGGTGCAGCAGGTAGACGAACGCCCCGGTGCCCCAGGTCGCCACCAGCACTTCAAGGTTCCACTGGTTGAAGGCG